AGCTGGTGGTTATTTGAGATATTTGCTTATAAGGATTATTTTTCATTCAAAACTTTTTTAATTTCTTTATCTTCTTTACCTACACTTTGTAATATTTCTACTAGTACATCTTTATCTAAAAAAGTCAATACTTCTTTAACTTCTCTTTCACTAAACTTATAATAGTTAGTTAAAGTATCTACTAACTCTTTATTAGGTTGTTTAACTTTAGATTTAATATACTTAAAAAACATTTTCTTTTTAGGAAGTATATTCTTATAACAAAGGTAGACAGCTTTCTTATCAAGGGGATTAAGTAGCTGAAGTTCATTGACTAGACTTGAATAGGGACCATACATACTTACAAATCTATGTATCATATAGGAATTAAATTTATCCCAATCTTGATCCGAAAACTGATCTACCTCTGTCTTAAGATAGCTAAGATGATTTAGCCAATCAAAGATATTATTTATCTTATCCTTTTTCAATCAGAAAATCTTTATATTCTTCTCGTAAATTTTCTGGAATACTATCAGCTAAGATCTTACCTGAGCTTTGATCGTAAAATACAGGGATTGGTAGAATAGCATCATCGCTTGTATTAGCTACAAATTTAGATACTTTTCGTAAAATAAATCCTTGTTGAAAAATATTAGCAGCATTTGATTCAGAATCGGTTGTTACTGCTGTTGTTGCACTAAGATCAATATCTAGTTGCGGTTGAGGGGTTTGTACATCATTCATAATACTTGTTTTTGATTTAACACATTAATAATTTCTGATAATAACGCCATAACGTTAATTTCTTTATCTATTCTAAAATTTGCTTTATAACTATATTCATTAATAAGAATAACTATTTCATGCTCTTTTCCAGGAGCATATTCAGAACTTTGGTCATATAACTTTTTAAATAACTCTTCGAAATCTTTTACTCCTGAATCAGCTATTATCTGTCGCAGCTCTCTCCAGTTACGTTTACTTTTAAGATTATCGATTATTTGTTTATGGTATGCTGATGATACTACAGTTGATTTGGTTAAATCAAGTTTACCTTTCTTAGAAAACATCTGAATAGTATTCAGCATTTTTCTCAAGTCAGGATAGTATGTATTAACTACATCCTTTAACGATTCTTTTTCATATTCAATCTTCTCTTCATCTAAGATAGAAACTAAATGTAATGCTATATCTTTCTTAGAAGGAGGAATAATATTTACAACCTGGCATCTTGATTGTATAGGATCAATAATCTTTTCTACATAATTACAAGTTAAAATAAATCTTGTATTACGTGAATATTGCTCCATTACATTCCTTAATGCAGCTTGAGACTGTATAGTAAGATAGTCAGCCTCATCTAAAATAACTACCTTAAGAGGTTTAAAAGACATAGTAGAAGCAAATCCTACTACTTTTTCTCTAATAGTATCAATACCTCTTTCATCAGAAGCGTTAATGTAAATATAATCACATTCAATTTTATTTACTATTAATTTAGCAGCTGATGTTTTTCCTGTTCCGGCAGGTCCATAAAGTAACAAGTTCTGAATATCGTTCTCTGCAATATACAGAGAAACGATATCCTTGAACTCTTGATTACCAACATAACTGTCTACAGATTGTGGTCTGTATTTTTCTACAAATAAACTATGATCTTGCATTAAAAATCGTTTTCATAAATTGAATACCTCTTTGGTGGAGGTGCAGGAGCTTCTTCAAAACCTACTTTAAATATTTTACCTTCTCTAGGTGAGAAATAAAAGTCTCCAGTATAACCTGTTTTAAGATAAAATGCTTCCAAAGCATCCATTAAAGTATCCTGTACTTCATCTGGATTGTCTCCTACAAGATTCCATCTATCACCTGGTGGTACTCTATTAGCTATAACTGTTTTGACTATTTGTTCCATTAACTAAATTTAAAACATTTGTGGCATAACTCCAACTTCTTCCCCATCTTTTTCTACTTCTTCTACAGAAATAGTTCCTTCAGTTAACAGAATAGTTCCTGCGATAGAAGCTGCATTTAGTAAAGCATTTTTAGTTACTTTAAAAGGATCAATAATACCATACTCTTTCATATCTCCTACTTTTTCGGTTTTTAGATTATATCCATTCCAGAAGTCAGAAATCAATAAAGAATTAGCAATTGTATCAATATCCTTATCAGTTTTACCAGCATTAGATAAAATAGTTTCAAAAGGTCGCATAATAGCTTCTTTTACGAAAGTTTCTCCTAAATTAAAGTCTCTAGATACATCTTCAGTAAATTCAAAGTATTCAGATATATAATGCAATGCTCTTCCACCTCCAGGTAAAATACCATCTTCAATTGCGCATTTTGTTGCAAATAAAGCATCCTCTACTCGATCTTTTCTTCTTTCATTTCAGCTTCAGTCATACCTCCTACATGAATGACAGATACTCCACCGGTCATTTTAGCTAAACGATCTTGTAACGCTTGTACTTCGAATGGAGTTGATGACTGATCAATTTGTGATTGAAGTGATTCTACATGAGTTTTAATAACATCTTCATTTCCATGACCATCAATAATAGTTGTCTTATCCTTTGTTACTTTTACTGATCGACAAGATCCCATCCAAGACCAATCAAACTTATCAAGTTTCATTCCTTTAGCTACTGAAAATACTTCTCCTCCAGTAAGCTTAGCAATATCATCTAATACTAATTTTTTACGATCTCCAAACTCAGGCGACTTAACTGCGCATACTTTTAAAGAACCTCTCATCTTATTAACAATAAGAGTTGCAAGAGCTTCACCTTCAATATCATCGCAAATAATCAGTAATGATTTATTATTAGATGAAGCATGATTTAGAATAGGAAGTAATTCTTTTACATTCCGGAAAGTATGATCTGCAATAAGAACAGCTACATCATTCATATTACATGTCATAGAATCATTATGAGTGACAAAGTAATGTGATTTATATCCTCTATCGAATTGCATACCCTCAACTACTTCAAGATATGTTTCTCCTGTCTTACTTTCTTCAATATGAACTACTCCATTGGTACCAGCAGTATCTAATCCTTCATATACTAAATTACCAATTTCTTCATCATTATTACCAGAAATAGTTGCTACATTAATTAGTTCTTGAGGATCAGAAATATCTTCAGCTAAATTTGATAAAGAAGAAATAATACTCTTTACAGCGCTGTCAATCCCTTTTTTGATTTCAGTAGCATTTCCTCCTTCATCTAATCTTTGTAATCCTAACTGAACGATTTCGCGTGCTAGTAATGTAGATGTAGTTGTTCCATCTCCTACTTTATCAGCAGTATTAATAGCTGCTTGCTTAATAAGTTTAATACCCAAATTTTCGATAGGATCATCAAGTTGTTGTATTTGCTTTGCAACAGTTACCCCATCTTTAGTTGAATATACTTTTCCTTCTTCTTCATAGATAATATTTCTACCATTCGGTCCTAATGTTGAAATAACTGCATCAGCTAATGTATTGATACCTTTTGCTAATTGTTTACGAGCTTGTGCTCCTAATACTACTTTTTGTTTACTCATTGTCTTGTATTTTTGCTAAAACTTCTTTTTCATTAATAATATAATATTCTTCATCCATATAAACAAATTTAGAATATCCTGTTGCTGGTAAGACGATTCGATCGCCTGGTTTAAGGGTTGTTTCGATAAAGGTACCTGTTACTGTATAGTATCCAGGACCTACTTCAATTACTTCTCCTACTTCATTTAAATCTTTTCCCATATCAGGAACAATAATATTGCCGTATGAAGTTTCATCTCTTTCTAATTTTTTAAAGATAACGGCATCAAACATTGGTCTAAAACTCATAATATAAAATTTTTAATTTTTAAAAATAACCAAGGAACGGGTCAAATATAACTTATTTAATTTGTAGTGTTTTTGGTTTAGATTCTTCTCTCATTGGAATACTAATTTCAAGTAAACCGTTTTCCATTTTAGCTTTAGCTTTTGCAAGATCAAATCTTGGATTAATCTTCCAGCCAAAGTTAAATGATTTGCGAGTAATACTTCTATTAAGATAATAGATTGAATCATCCGCTTCCTCTTTAGGTTTTTCATAAATTACTCTTAGAACATCTTCATTAGTTTCCAACTGAAGATTATCTTTAGTTAAACCTACACAGGCAATATTGAAATTTAAAGTATCGTCTTTTTGAAAAATGTCAACAGGATAGTTGAACTTTGTCATGCTGATTGGTTGAAAACGCTCAGCTGCGTTAAAAAAGTCTTTGAAAAATACATCAAAGATATGTTCTTGTTCTCTTAAAAGATTTCCCATAATTCTAAAATTTATAGTTAAAAAATAAAAATACCCGAGCGTCTTTCGATCGCTCTCTTAGTTGACCCGTTCCGTGGTCTATATTAAATATATGCTTTTTCAAAAAATGAAATTATTTATCCTTTTCGTAAAATATAATATAAAGACTTCATTTCCCTATCATGAAATTCTAATCTCATTAAACCTCCTTCATTAATAGACATTAATGATCTTTCACTTGATTTATTAGCTCGTAATACTGTTTGAATTAGTTTAGAATTAAAAGGAATACCTTGTATCTCCCCAGTATAACTACATGGCATATTATATTCTACCTTATTAGTATGAGCAGTAATATCACCAAAGGAAAAACTAACTACCTTCTGATCGGTAATATCAATCTTAGTATTAACTATTACATTATCATTATCTTGTAATGCATCATTTGCCTTAATAAAATTATTGATATCTTCATCAACAATCTCTATTTCTGCTTGATAGCTTTCCGGCTCTTTAACAGCTCCTACTTTATCAAACAATACAGGATCACCTAAAGTATATGCAAGGTTAAAAAACTTATCTGATATTAATAGCTTAGCAGGAATATTATTTCTCTTCTCTACTTCTACTAATAAGTCACCTAAAGTAATCTTAATTAATTTACTTAATTGAGATGTATTATGAATACCTAATGCACAATCTTCTAAATCAAAATCATTACATTCTACCTTACCAATACAATCTCTAGTAGGAGTCATAAAATCTACTACTAGATTTTTATTATTTACTACCCACTTAACTGTTTCGACTTGCTTTTCTAAGCTATATCGATCTACAATATCAACTAATGTACTTTTATTTATCATATTTTAAAATGTAAAGAATTTAGATGAATGAGGATTTAGATTCAATACCCATCCAATATCTCCATAAAAACCTTGTAACTTTTTTAATAACACAGATTCAAATATTTTTTCTCTATCAGCGTATTCATTCATAAATGTACGAACTTTATCTGGAATATCAAAATCTAAAAAGGCTATTGCGTCAATTTTATATGGATTATCTTTAAGATAGATCCATTTAATCTTATCTCCTTGAGCTATAAAAGAATGTTTCTTATCTAATCCCCAGTAACGTAATAGATCATTATAGCGTAATGCAGCTTTAACTGAAGCTAATGCTCCTTTAGTTGTAGGAGTAAATAGTTCTCCAGGTTTAGGTTTACGCTCTACATAATCATCCATAGTATTAACTGCTGTAGGATTACCAAGTAATACAATATCAGTCTCTAAAGATAGAGTTTTTTTCTTAAAGTCTAATATCTTTTGATCAATCTCTTCTTTAGGAGTACCCATTAGAGTTTGCTTCATTATTCCGTAAAAGAACTCAGAGAAGTATTTCGGGAAGTTA